TCTGCATTTACTAAACCTATTGACACAAGACTAAAACATATTGAGGGTACTGGAGATAGAGTAAGATTTGTTATTTATCCTAAATCTAATCATATTAAATGGGCTGCTCCTACTGATGTATATTCAGGAAGTGTTTGGGATGCACATGAAAAAGTAAGTAAAGATAAAAAATCTGAGTTGCTTGGAGTGTCCTTTACTAAAGCACCTGCTTTAAGAAATATTAATGAAGTAAGTCCTAATCTTGCTGACATTATTGATAATCTTTCTCATGTTCACAATGAATTAGGTATCGAACTTACTACTAACAATTTCAGAATAGAATACGATGATAATATAGATTATTCTACTAAAAAACTTATTGATAATATTAATAAAATATTAGATGATAAGTATGGTAAATTAGTTAAGCCTGAGATTAAAAAATATAAAGATAAAATACAACAAGTAACTGCTGAATCTTTTGAAGAAGTAAGCCAATTAAAAGCAGAAGGTTGGGTTGAAATAGGTAAAAGTGAAGAAGGATTTCCACTATTTCAAAAAGAAAATACAAATAATCTAGCTAAACAACCAACTCAAACAAAAGAAAATACTACAAGTATTGAGAGTGTTATAAGTAAATCGTTGGTAACTAAAGAAACACACAATATAACAAAAGAAGATTTTAGTATAGAAGAAGAACTAGATAATAATTATAATCCTACAGGTGAATATAGAATATATTACGGAGGACAAGCTAGTAATTTTGTAGAAAATATTATTAAAAAGCATAAAAAATACTTTAGTACTAAAACTGAGGCGAATAAAATTATAGATGAAATACTAAAAGAAATACCTAATTATCAAAAAGAGTATAATTCTCAAGCAGAAATTAATCTAAAAGTAGCAGCTCTTAAAGAAGTAGCAAGAAAATATCCAAGAAGTTTAATTACAAGTAAAGTAGTTCCTATTAATCCTAATATGGTTGATAATAGTGAAATACAGTACAGTAAAAAACAAGGATACAATCCTAAAACTATTACTGATGAATATGGTAATACTTGGAATGAAGTAGAAATTAAACCAAAATTTAAAGAAAAGATTTATTTAAGTTTATCTAAAAAATTATCAAATTTGCCTAATAATCAATGGTTTAATAGAACTATTCAACCTATTATTAATAGATTTTCTAAAATGTTTCCTAACGTTAGAAGTGTAGTTATTAGTGAAAAAGAAATTCCAAATGAAGTAAAATCTATTGTAAATGGTTTAGACAAACAAATAAATTCATTTTTTCATAAAGGACAAGTTTATATCATTAAAGAAAGAGTAACTAAAGATATTGCTATTGAAGAATTTCTACATCCATTTGTAAATGCTTTAGAACAAGATAATCCTGAATTATACAAATCTCTACTATTAGAAGCTAAAAAATTATTTCCAGAACTAAAAGAAGAAGTATTTACTAAATATGACAAGGTTTATAATTCAATATTTGATAAAAATAGAGAATTTTTAACTCAAGCACTTACTCAAAAAGTAAGTGAACAAACTCCTGAGCAAGAAACTTTCTTTCAAAAGTTTAAAACTTGGATTAGAAATATTTTAGATAGATTGTTTGGAAATGAAGCTACTACAAGAGAAATTTCTATGCTAGATGAAACTATGTCTTTAACAGATTTAGCTTCTATTTTGAACGAGAATAATACTCAATTTAATTTCAATTCAGATACAAATACTACTTATTACTCACTCAATGAAAATGAAATTAATGATATCTTAAATAATTTAGACACTATAGATGCTACTAATATTCAGAGACAATTAACTGATAAAATATTAGAAAATAATAAAGTAACTGAAACTGACTTTACAGGTGACAAACATGAATATACTCGTAATGAATTAGGAGAAACACTTCAATTAATTCCTGTAAGTAATTTATTAGGAAAGGTTAAATTGGATCAAACCTATGAAGGTTACATTGAACTAGGTAATTTTGTACATGATTTAGCTAAATCTATTACAAATAATACTTCAGAAGACTTTCAAAAAATAGTTGATAACTCTTCTTTACAGAAATACTTAATGGAAGAAAAAGGTTATCCAAAAGAAACTGTAGATGCTTTTTCAAAATCTATATTTAATTACATTAATTTTTTAAAACAAAAAGGTTCTATATTAATACCTGAAGTATCTATTTCTGCTTTACAAAGTGGACTTCCACAAGATTATAAAGGAATTGGAGGAACAATAGATTTATTGGAAATTACTAGAGAAGGTAAAATTGTTATTCATGATTTTAAATCTATGTATTTAGATTATAAAACAATATTTTCAAGCAATCCTAAAGATATATTAAATACTAAATTTAATTACAGAAAAGATGGTTATTCTAAACAATTATCACTTTATGCTAAATTACTTAAAGGATTAATAGGAAATCAAATTCCTATTGAATTGCAAATAGTCCCTATAGGATATATTTCTTCTAATGTTAAAACAGAAAGTGGTGCAAATACTTTTACTGCTCCTTTAGATAATAAAGGAAACGTAGATTTATTTTCAGATGTAAGAGGTATAGATAATTTAGTTTATTCTCCAATCGGAAAAGGATTAATGGAAGTAGATAAAAAACAATTTCAAGTTCCATATAATAAATCTTTTGCTGATAAAACTATTCCTTCTATTGAAGATAAAGAAGAAAAAAAACTATCAAAAGAAGAAGTTGACAGACAAGAATTATTAGATAATTTAACAAATAAAATTAAGTCTGAAAATTCTAAATCATTTGAAGCTGAAATAGAAAAAGTATTTAAACAAGTAACAACTATTGTTACTCAATATGGTAATTCTCAAAATGAATTAAATAAAGAATTGTTTAAATTATTTGATCCAAAAGGAGAATTAAAGGAAACTAAAGCCAATTTTGAAGCTATTTTTGAAACTATAAAAGAAATGGGTGAAGATAATCCTGAAAAATTAAAACATTATTTATCTACCTTGGTTCAATATATTAACTACATAGAAGAAACTAATGTAGGGTTAAGTAATATTAAATCTCATTTTTATAAAATAGTAGCAAATGATGCTAAATTAGATAATCAAACATTGATTTCTGATATGAGAAGAAGTTATTTATTAGCTAAATCTCATGAAAAAGGAATAAATTCTATTTTAGGTCAATTAGGAGATATAAAAGAGGATAATGGTTTTAAACAATTGTTAAGAAATTCTATTTCTTATGTAGCTGAAATAGAGAATTTATATTTTAAAAAATCCTTACCTCTTATAGCTAATGTTCTAAATTCTTATTTTGGAAAAGAATTTAGAGATAGTATGTCTAAAGAAATTCAAGATAGGTTAAATAAAGAAAAGTATGATTTAAATTTAGCTACTTCTGATAATGCAAAAATAAGAATTAATAATAAAATTCTTAAATTAGAAGAGCAATTAAAAATGATACCTAATCCTAATTTAATAGCAGATATTATTCAAGGTAAATATGGAGATAGTGATTGGTTTTATAGTAATTTAATGGCTAATATTAATAACCCAGATTATGTAATTTCTGGTACTGAATCTTTTATGACTGATATTATGAGAGATTTATCTTTAATAGCTATTAAACAAGAAGAAGAATTTGCAAGACAGTTTTCTAAAAGAGAAGATACTCTGAAAGTTAATAGAGATCAAGTTAAAGAAATGAATAAAGATTTAGTATATGCAGTAAGTCATACAGTTAAAAAAGCTGATGGAACTACAGAAGTACTTAAATCTATGACACTTTTAACAGAAGTAAATGAAGATGTTTACTTTGATTATGAAGTATTACAAGATCAATTATTAAAAACTGAACCTAATACTCCTGAAAGAAAAGTAATTTCAGATAAGATTAAACAATTTGAAAATGAACATTTTGAAAGTGAATTTAATCCAAGATATTTAAAAGCTCTTTCTGCTATAGATGTAGTTGTTTCTGATGGTAGAAATGTTAAACAAGTTAGACAAACTATTCTTGATAAAATTAAAGCTATAAAAGTAAGTAATTACAAACTTAATTATTTACAAGGAGAATTAGAAAGTGAAGATGATTTAGTAGAACTGAGAGAATTATGGAGAGAGTTCATGAATTTATCATCTACTATAGATAGAAATGGAAATAAAAAAACAGGTGCTAATTTAGAAATAGCTGATATTTTACAAGCTCGTAAAAAAGAGTTAGAAGAATTCAGAGATAAAAAAGTAGATGAAGATTTATGGAAAAAATTAAAAGCTAAAAAAATTCAGTCTCTTTTAGGTAAATACAATACTGAAGAAGAAGTTCTAAAATCTGAAGAATATAAAAAGTGGCAATCTTTTAACTCTGTAATTAGTCCTACAGAAGAATTCTATGAATTAAGACAATCAAAATTAAATGCAATTAATTTAATCCTGGATAAAAAAGAATATAAAGATATTGCTTTAGTTGGACAACTAAAAGATAATTTAAATCAATCTTGGGAAAAATTATTAGCTATTAGTAGAGAATACAGAGATTTTGAAAGAGAAATTATATCTGGAGATATTCCTGAAGGAACTAAACAATCCATGAAAGTTCTTGAAGAAAATATTAATAAAATAAAAAATCAAATTAAAGGACTTGAAAAATCCTTATCTAAACAGGATAAAAAAGATTTAAATACTCTTTGGGAAGAATATAATTCAATGATAGAATATAAAAATTCTAAATACTATGAAGAAGATTTTGAAAATGCATTAAATCAATATGCTTTAGAAAATGGATTGGAAGTAAGTGAATTAAGAAATGATGTTGCTTTAATGGCTCAATTTAGATTAAATAATGAATGGTACATTAATAGTCATATTATTAAAGAACGTTTTGATAAATTAACTGGAGAAACTATTAAATATTCAGAACCTGTTTATTATTATAAAGTAGTTATTCCTACTGATAGTAATTACATAAAAGAAAGTCCTGCTTCTCAGTATGCATCTTTTGAATTAAAACCTGAAGCATATAATTTGGATGAAAATGGAAAACCTAATTATTTAGATGTATTTGGTAGAAAAAAGGTTAAAAAGAGTTCTAAATATATTACTGAAAATATTGCTTATCTTAAAATAAAAAATGATTTATCGCCTAAAGGAAGAGTAAATTTTGAAAATCTTGAGTTCCTTAAAAAAGAAATGGAAGAAGCTCAAAAAGGATTAAATAAACAAAATTATCTTTATTACCAAATACCTGCTAATAGAAAATCTACTTTTGAAAGAGTTTCTGAAGGAGATATAAAAGGTATAAAACAAAACTTAAAAGATAAGTTTACTATTAATCCACAAGATGAAACAGAATTAGGAACAAGAGGAGTATTAGCAAATCTTTCAGGTGAGGAAGCTAAATTTATACCTGTATTGGGTAAATCTAAAATAGATTTTAATGATCAATCTTATAATATTTGGAAATCTATTCTGGATTATACACTTTCTGCTCAAAAGGCTAAAATGTTTGAAGAAAAATTACCTGTATTAGATGTATTAGTAGATCAATTAGAAAAAAATCTACCTGCTGTGGATGGTAATAAAAATGAAGCTATTGGAGAATCTATGTCTAAAAAATTCAACCTTGAAAATGTAAAAGAAGTTATTAAAGGTAGAGGAGATAAAAGAGTTCAAGCAGTAAAAGATACTATTTCAAGATATGTTTATGAGGAATTTACTAAAGAATTAGCTAATATAGGGGGTGTATCTGATATTAAATTAACCAATACTCTTTTAGGTTATTCTGGAGCTACTATGATGGTAGGAAATATTCCTAACTGGATAGTAAATGCCATGTCAGGTAACATTCAATTAATGATTGAAGCAGCAGGTAAAAGATATTTTACTTCAAAAGATGTAAAAAATGCGAAAGTTGAATTAGCTAAAAGACATAAAGATGCTATAGCAGATTATACTAAAACTCATGATAAATCTTTATTTGGGCAAATGATTGAATATTTTGATCCTGTTAAAGGAGAATTTATGGATAATCTTGGTAACAGGTTTGATTGGTCAAAAAGAACTAATATTAAACAAATATTTTTCTCTGGTAAAATATATGGAGAATGGGAAATGCAAATGACTACATTTATAGCTATGTTAAAGGCTAAGAAAGTAACTCAAATTATAAATGGAGTAGAAAAAACTATTGATTTATATGATGCATTTGAAAAAGGTGAAGATGGAATACCTAAATTAAAAGAAGGCGTTCAAATTACTGATAGAGAACTAAGAGAATACATGACTAGAATTCAAGGTATTAACAAACTGTTGAATGGTTCATATGCTAAATTAGATCAAACTAAGATAGAAAAGTATTCACTTGGTAGAATGGCTATCTTTATGAAAAAATTCTTTATTCCTCTATTTGTAAATAGATTTGGTAAATTTAGAGGAGATTCTGAATTACAAGATGTAAGAGAAGGACATTACATTTCTTTCTATAATGCAATAGTAAAAGACATGTTCAATCTTCCTATAGGTGAAATATATGCTAAAATGAAAAAATCTCCTGAAGATGGAGGATATACAGATTTACAAAAATCTGCTATAACTAAAACAATCAGAGAATTAGTATTTATAGCTGCTTTATCTATTAGTTTAGTAATGTTAGGTTATGATGATGACGAAGATGATTCAGATGCTAAAAAGTTTGCTCAATACATAGCTTTAAAATTAAGAAGAGAAGTAGCTACATTTACTCCTGTTGCTGCTCCTCAAGAATTTGCTTCTTTCTTTTCAAGACCTTTTGCAGCCATGTCTTCTACAGGTAACTTAATTAATCTTGGAGGTATGGTTTTAAAAACTCCTATCAATGTAGCTACAGGTGCTTTTGAAGATGATTTATATTATCAAAGAAAAACATCTATGTGGGATGCAGGAGATAGTAAATTCTTAGCATTACTATATAAATCTATGGGATTAAAATTAAATATTGCACATCCTGATCAATTATTACAAGGATATAATTATTCAATAAGATTATAAAAGAAAAGAGGGTAGTTATTTCAACTACCTCTCTCCAATTTAAACAAAATGAAAAATATTAAACTAAAAAACTATCTTTCCATTTTTGAATAGCTTCTACATCTGTAATCACTATGAAAGTATTTTCATTCCTTCGTACTAATTTATTTTCTACAGACTTTACTACTCCTTTTTGTCCCAAAATAGGGAATTGACGAACTACGTCTTTGTCTTCTACATTATTTAACCTAACAATTAATTGTTCTGCTTCATCTGTAGGAGTTTTACCAATTGCCCAATCTACTACTGATTCTATAAAAAATCCTTCTACTGTGTCTAAGGTAATCTCTCCTTCTGGAGTGTTAAATGTTCTCTTACTTTTGTACGAAAATGGTGTCATAATTTTTGTTTAATTTATTGGTAACATTTCTAATTTTCTCTCAATAACTGTTCCTTCTTCATTTGTAATTTCATGCACTCTGCAATGAGGTACAAATGTAACTGCTTCTGCTATAGCATAACTAAGATCTGCATTTTTTTGTTGAGTAGTTACTTGAACTACACATCCTAATCCTGCTATTTCCATAGCTTTAGTGGATTTCATCCATCCTTCATTCTGACTTGAAGCTTTAGAAATTAACTTAAAAGTATCTCCATTTCCCCAAAATTGAATGTCTTTCACATTTTTAGATGCACCATTTGCATCTGTGTTTACTAATGTTTTTTCCATATTAATATTTGTTTGTTAAAAATTTATAATTATTTTTACAGACAAAAGCAATTGTTTGCCTAACTACTTTATATTTTATAGATAAGTCTTTTTGCTTCATTCCATTTTTATAAAGTCTTCTTATTTCTATTATCTGTTCTGCTGTCAACTTTGATGAACTCTTAGAACAATTTATATTTCTAAGTAAAGAAGGTGTATAGTTTGCTAATTTATTTTTATAAGCATGAATAGTATTTTCTTTCGAAGTAACCCATTCCAAATTTTCAATTCTATTATCTGTTTTGATACCATTTATGTGATTTACACAGCATTTATTTTCAGGATTAGGAATAAAATTTTCTGCTACAAGCCTGTGTACAAAAAAATTTTTATATTTTTTCAAATTATTTTTAGAATAAAGAATAACGCTTGAGTACCCTTTTGACATTCTACTTTTTAAAAATTTTTTGCTTATATGTGAATATATTTCACCCATTTCATTTATAGAATATAAATTTTCATATTCAGAAATACTTTTCATTACTGTTTAACTAATGCTTTAACTGCCCACATGCAGGCTTCTTCAATTGTTGTTTGTGCTATGCTAATTAATCTAAAAATTTCTCCATTTTTTTGATTATATTCAGTAGGGCTAAGTTGAGTGTTCTCAGGATCTACTGCAATTCCATTTTTATATGAATTTAAAAAATCAATTAAAAATGCACATGTTTCTTTTACTTTTTTTACTTCTTCTTTTTGAGAAGGATTGAAGTAAACTCCTACTCTTTCTTCTCCAAATGTTAATTTGTCTGTCATAAATATTTGTTGTTTAATTGTTTAAAAAATCTTTTAGTTCTTCAAAAATAGTTTCATTAAATAGACAATCATATTCTTGACCATCTACTATAATTACCATTATTTTATCTTCAACTTTAGTTACTTTAGTAGACATAAATAAACCTTTTACATCAGTTTTTCTAAAATAGAAATCTGTGATTTTGTAAAATTTAGTTACATCTACAAAAATAGTAGATTGTTGATTTTCACCTGTTCTTCCTTCAATTTCAGATAATACTCTTTCATATTCAGATGTTTCTGAATGTTCTCCTAATTGATTTCTTACTTCATCTTGAATTTCTTTCTCTACTCCTTCGAGTAATAATAATGTTACTTTCATATTTTAATTTTCTTTTGTCAAAGATAAGTTTTCTTTTGTTAATTCAGTATTAAGTTTTTTCTTTAATTCTTTTAATTTAGGGGTTTTATCAATGTCATTATGAGTTAGAGTGTGAATATCTGGGTGGATAATAACTAAATTTTCTTCTTCAAATTCATATTCAGGATGTGTACTTTTTTCAATTAAATGATGATAACAACAAGTATTAAATTTGTAATAGTTTTCATATAATTTTTGTTCACTTTCAAAGCATCTAACAAAATATCCTAATTCATCTTTTTCTCTTCTTTTATCCCAAACTTCAAGAAACCAATTATGTAAATTTTTTGTTCTTTGAGCTTTATTAACATCTTTTACTTTTTGTTTAGCTGATTTATATTGAATTTTTTTAGGAGGATTTAATCTCATTGAACATTCTTTTAACATTCTTTTTGACCAAATCCTACCTATTTTACCACACCCACAAGCACAAAGTTTTTCTTTTACTTTAATCATTAAATTTAAATTTTTCAGAAACTTGTAGCATTATATAATGTAGTATTTGTTCTTTTATGTATTCTTCTGAAGGGTCGTCTGTATGTTTATATGCCCTACTCATTCCTCTATCTATACCTATTTCAATACACTCAGATAATACAGCATAGGTGTTTACTTTAAGTTTTTTCATATTGTATTTCTATTTTATTTATTTCTTTTAAAGGACATTTTTCTAATGGTTCTAAATATTTCTGATTAAACCATTCTTCATAATCAAAGTATCTATAAGTATGGTAATCCATTCTTTCTAATTTTAGAAATTTAAGAAGATTACAACTGATACATATTTCTTTACCTATAGAATCATAATCTAAATCTTCAACAATAAATGGACATTTTATACAATTATTTACTTGTATTTTCATGTTTGATATTTTTAAGTTGATAATTAATCATCATGCAATTGAGTGCAGCACTTTCTAAGTGACCAAATTCTTTATTATCATCTTCATAATTATCTTTCATAATTTCTATCACATGTCTGAATAAAGATTGTTTTAATAATTCAATGTCAATAGGTTTTTTCCAATTATAAGGCTCATATTTTGATTTATTTAAACTCATTTTTTCAGCCATTTGAGTAATAAAGTCAAAATCAAGTTCATAATCTAATTTACCTTGGGATTCTTTGACTCCTTTCCTCATTTTTCTTATTCTTGCAGATTCATTAGTAAATTCCATGTCTTTATAAATATTTAAATCCATAAAAGCACTTGGATTATCCGTATTTAGTCTATATTGATTATCATATTCATGATTAATTTCAATTTTACCATCTATAGATTGTAAAGTATCTAAAAATTGTATTTTATCTTTACATTTAGGTTCAAAGTAAAATTTTGAGAAATTAAGTCCTAATTTAGTATTCGTCATAATCTTCTTGAGTTAAATCTATTATTGTTAATTCTTTTAATCCGTTTACTACCTTGTATACACAAAATATACTTATAGCTATTAAAAAAAGTATTAATGTTATCATAATTTTATTTCATTTAAATCATAAATAATCATTTTCCAACTTTCCATTTTTGGTTTCCCTTCATAATGTAAATCAGGGATAATAAAGTGTTTACAAAATTCACAATTCTTGTCAGGTAAATTACCTAAATGATTCTCTAAATGTAAGGATTTTATATCTGAAATAAATCCCGCTTGATCTTGAATTTCCTTCATATTTCAAGTAATTTACAAATATATCTGAATGTATTAATATCTTTACAATTTCCCCAATATCCTAAATCATATTCTCCAAAATTATTTATATTTATATAGTTATCATTAAAAGTAAGTTCAAAATCTTTTTTCTTGAAAAATAAAGTATTTCCAATTTGTTGAGTAAAAATCCAGCCTTCATTCTCAATTTGTTCTTTAGTTAAATAAGGTACTCTTATTTTACCTTCTTCTATATCTTTCAAAATTTCATAATGAGGATTATCATCGTACATATAAGCATTAGAAAATTCATTAATTTTTTTCCATATACCTCCATTTAAAACTTCATATTCATATCCACTACAAATATCCTCTATCTTAGGTGCAAAGTATTCGTATTTTTTCATAATTTTAAAATTAAAAATCTACCACAAATATAAGTATATTCAGGGTAGATCTCTGTTAAGTGTTTATTAAATTAGCCACATTTGGATGATCCGCAGTCATTGCAGCTCTGGCATCCTTCTTGAAAAATTACATTAGAACTACCACATTCACTACATTTTACAGTAGATTTTGCTCCATCAGGTATATATTTTTTCAATACCCTTGCAATACTTTTACTGAAAGAGAACATATCTCCCTTGGATTTATTTAATTGCTCAGTTATAAATTGTATGTTACTGCCATGTCTTAAACTTGTAGAAATAAGTCTTGTCAAAGTTTCTTCTGTATCAGACATTGAGCTTGTTACATCTAAAAGTAAAGGCAATTCTTCATCTATAGATACTGTCAAATTATATTTACCTGATTTTTGTTTATTAAGAAATCCTGTTTTATAATTTTTACCTATTTCATAAGGTATTACAAATACTTCATAAGGTTTACTATCTAACATACCTATAAGAACTGTGAATTTTTCATCTTTAATTTTTAAATGATGAATATCACAAGGAAGTTCTTTAGGTCTTTTAGGAGCATCTCTATATTCAAAAGTATCTGTTTTATTTTTAGTAGATTCAGTAATTAAAACACCACTTCTACTACCATCTCTATAGATTGTTTGTCCCTTTAAGCCCTTTTTCCAAGATTCAATATAAATCTGACTTACTTCTTCTTTAGTTATATCTTTAGGAAGGTTTAAAGTAGTACTTATTGCAGATGTAGTATATTTTTGTAAAATAGATTGCATTTCAACTCTTTTAACCCAATCTATATCATTAGCTGTTGATTTATACCAGGGTGATTCTTTAAATAAAGTATTAAGTATTTTACTTTTTACTTCTGCTGAACCTACTAAATTATTTGGATTATTGCCATTTAATAGCATCCAATCTTTAAATTTAGGATGTAATACAGGAAATTCTGTCCAACAATCTCCATTTTGATCCTTAAAATCTATTTTAGCATCTTTGTCATTAGGGTTAATTTTCTTTCTTCTAAAGTAATAAGGAGAAAATAAAGGTTCACATCCTGAAGTAGATTGCGTCATTAAAGATACTGATCCTGCTGGAGCTATAGTTGACCAATTAATATTTCTTCTTCCATATTCATACATTCTTTCTGCTTGTTCAGGAAAATCAAAAGATAAAAATTGATAAAAATCATTTTTACCTGATAAATTACCTAAACCATCATCATGAAACTCAAGTTTTTTATCCCAACCTGTAAAAGTACTTCTTAAAATAGCTAAATCAACAGTACAATCAAGTTCTGCTTTCATTTTAATAGACATAACTTTTTCTACAATTTCTAATGCTTCTTCACTATCATATTTCAAATTTAAAGCAGCTATCATATCCCCTAATGCTGTAATTCCACAACCTACTCTTCTACCTTCTTTTGCAATTTTACTTACATTTTTCCATAAATCTAAATCAATTTGTTTTTCTTCAATAGGTTCAGGATCTGATTTAATTTTTTTAATTATTCTATCTATGTACTCTACTTCTAAATCTACTAAATCATCACCTAATCTCATTTGTTCATAAGCGTATTTATAAAGTAGTTCTTCATTTATTTTTGCTTCCTTTGTAAATGCATTATCTACAAAAGAAAATAAATTTAAAAGAATTAATCTGCAAGTATCATATACACACATGGGTTGCTCTCCACAGGCATTTGTTCCATCAATTTGAAATTGAGGGTATACACTGCAAGGATCATAATTAGTTACTCTATCCCAAAAAAATACTCCTGGTTCTGCATTTTCCCAAGCATTATTAATAATTTCATTCCAATATTCTTTAGCTTTTATCTTTTTTAAAAAGACTCTTCCATGTTCAACTGAATTATATTCTGTTAAAACATCATAAGCTAAATGAATAGGATTAAAAACTGTAGTTACATTATTTTTTAAATGAGTTAATGGGAATTTTATATTACAAGGAAATCTAAGAATATAATCTTCATCATTCTCTACAGCTTTCATGAATTCTTCTGAAACTTTTACAGATATATTAGCTCCTGTAATTTGAGCTTTGTCTTTTTTAGAATTTATAAAATCAAGGCTATCAGGATGATTAATGTCTATATCTATTAAACAAGCACCTCTTCTTCCATCTTGTGCAACCTCTCTTGTAGAAAAGGAATATCTTGGCATAAAACTAACTGCACCTGTTGAAGAATTTGCTGAATTTTTTACATAAACTCCTTTAGGTCTTAAATTAGAAATTCCTAATCCATATCCACATCCTCTTTTAGCAGCAGCTACTAAGGTAGCATCTACATAAGTAATGGAAGAATAACTGTCTTTTGGGGGAGGAAGTCTTAAACAATTACTTAAACTTCTATAACTATCATATACTCCTAATCCTGCCATTATTCTCCCTTGTGGAATTATATATTTAAAATCTTTAAAAAGTTCATAGATATGATCACTTACATCTTTAGGTGTAGCTTTTTGGATTTTCTTATATAATTTCTTTCCATATTCAGATAAATTAGCTGTATCTTTTTTTCCTTCACTCTCTCTATAATCCCATTCTATTCTTGCAAATTCTTTTGTAAGTCTTTTATGCATATCATCAGGAGTTATTTCTCCTTCTTGTGCATATTTACCTAACCAAACATTTGCTGCTAGTTCGTCTTCTTTAAAATAATTTAATAATTCACTATTCATAATTTAATATTTCATTTTCTAATTTAATTTTTGTTACCAATTCATTTTGTTCAGGTATTTCTGCACCATAAATATGCTCTAATAGTAATCTTAACCCTTTAGATTTAGTTAACATGTAATAGGGACTTATGATTAATTTATCATAAAAATTAATTGCATTTAATGCATCCCATTTGTCTGTAAGGTGATTAATGGAATATTCTTCTCCATTACTAGAAACAGGAAATCTAACTATTTGATGATCATCAGCATAAATTAAATACCAATCTTTAGTTGAGCTAAAGATGTGTTCAACCATTCCTTTATCATACATTTTAGAATAATTAGATTGCTTTAATTCTTTAATAGCTGTAGAAAAAGGTTCATTCAATTTAAATACAAAAACTTTGTAATTTTCATGTTCATAATCAGTTACATAGTTTTGATGACTTTGCATAAAAAGCATAAGCTTATCAAAATTAAAGGGTTCTTCTAATATTTGTACAAAAATAATATTGTCTTCTAAGAGTTTTTCTAGGTTAAGAAAACTTCTATTATAATTTGCATCTCCTAAATATAATCTTATATTAGAAGCCCCTTTTCCTATAACTTGTTCATATACACGTATAAATTCTAATCCAAAATTAGAATAAAAAGGTAATAATAGGGATGTAGTTCTATTTGCTTTTATCATAATATTCTCTAAAAAATCCTAACGCTATAGCTTGTTCAAGTAAATCCACAATTATGGGGTAATCTTCTTCGGGAATTTCAGTTATTTCTTCTTTCTCAAAAGAAAGGGCTTTATTAAATTTCTCCAAATCTCTTTCTTCTTTTGGTTTTATTAATTCTTTTAAATTTTCATAAAACTGAATTAACCAATTATCTGCATCTGCTTCAAAAGAAAGCAGAGGAGAATTACTTTGTAAAAATGGAGAATAATATCCATTTTTACTTAAATTAGCCCCCATTTCCCATCTTCCATCATAAGATTCAATTTTAGTATATATTAGTAAATCTTCATTAATTTTCATGTTGTATTTTTTCAATTACTTTGTTTCTTAATTCTTGGAAAAATTCATCATTATCCTTCAATAATGTTTTAAATTCTTCTAAATCATATTTAGTATCTGTGCCATCAAGAATAGTTATTGTTTTACCCCATTTTTTAATCAAGGAAACATCACAAGCCATATCCATAATTTCAGATACTTTATCTATACCTACCCCAAATACAATAGGAATAATTCCTGTCTTATAAGGAGAAGCTGTTTTACACTTCAATACTTTAAATTTAGTATTAATACCTACTACTTCCTCTCCATCTTTTTCTAAAGTTTTTCTTAAATCAATTCTATTGGATGCAAAGAATTTTAAAGTATTACCTGCTTGAGTAGTTTCGGGTGAACCAAACATTACACCTATTTTTTCTCTTAATTGAGATACAAAAACTACAATTGCATTATTATCTGATGCAAATAAGTTAATTTTAGGCACTTCTTTGGAGAACAATAAAGCATGTTTCCCCATATTACTTCCCCCTGGTTCTGCATCCATTTGAGATTTAGGTAACATTCCTGATGTAGAATCAAAAATTAACAATTGTAATTCTCCTGTCTTAAGTAATTCCTGTCCATATTGGAAAGCATCCTCTCCACTCATAGGTTGAAAAAGAGTGGGCTTTAATTTCTCCCAATCTACTCCAATAGCTTTTGCATATTTTTCGTCTAATGCATGTTCTGCATCTACATAAGCTACATTCATGCCTTTCTTTTGAGCCTCTGCTACTAAATGTAAACATAAAGTGGTTTTACCTGCACCTTCCCAAGCAATTAATTCTGTAATTCTTCCACTTCTAATTCCTCCTCCTAATGCTAAGTCTAAACTTAATGATCCTGTGGATAAATCAAAATGTTGAATGTTGGTATTACCTGAAAATTTTTTGTCTAATTCTGCTGCTAAATCTTGAAAACTTTGTTTTTGTTCTTTTATCTTTGCCATTTTATTTATTTTTACAAAAATACAAAAAGTCCTACTATATTACTATAGGTAGGACTTTAAGTAAGTGTTAATCTTCTTTCAAACTCCAGATTAAATCAAAGTAATAATCAAAATGCTTATTAAACTTATTATCTACAAAATCTCTGTAGTTATTTTCTCCATCATACATTTCTTCTTCATTTTGAATTAATCCTTCAATTATTAATTCTTTTTTAGTTTTTAAATGTGCTAATTTATCAGCTAATTTTGTTTCTGAAACCTTTATCATTAGTTAATTAATATTGCATTATAATCTTTAATATTTATACTTTCTTGTCCTTGAAATTTAATTACTTCTAAAAACCTATTTTGAGTAAGATCTTGTATTTGAATTAAACAAGGATAATTATTAATTTTTTGATATTCATTTCCTTCATCATCATGACTGTAAATAACTTTCATATTTAAAGATTCTGGATATTCTTGTGCTAATTCATTTATTGCTTTTAAATATTCTTTAAATTTCATTTTCTTAAATTTATAATTTGTTCCTTTAAATTTTCAGGCAATTTTTCTAAAGAATGCTCAATGTAAATTCCTTTTTCATCAGTTTTTTCAAACCAAAAAGGAAGAAAATAGTATTTTCCATCTATGACACTGCCCATATTTAAAAATTGTTCCATTTCTTCTGTTAATAATAATTTATTCATAATTTATGTCTAAGTTTAAAATGCTTTTTTGTTCATAAGCAAACTTTGATATTCTCCAATTTTGAGTTTCTTGACACCAAAGAATTTCATCTACTAATTCATTCAATCCTTTATAGTAATAACCTGATTTAGTTCTAAATCCAAATTCTGCATTAGCTAAATCTATATCAGATACTTTATAGATTAAAGATCTTAATCCTTGAGGACTTGTATCTACTACTAAGAATTGAAATTTAATTGTATAATGTTGTAAATTTTGAAATGCATATTCAATTGCTCTATAATAATAAATAGCTGCTAAATCATATCTAAGTTTTAGATAAGTTCTTTCAAAATCTTCAGAATCCCAAGTACTTTTAATTTCTGTGATAATAATCTCTTTAGTATTGTGATCAATAGTCAAATTATCTAATTCAGATTTTGCTTTTAAACCTTTATATTCCCATTCAACTACATATTTGCCAAAATTATCTACATTTTTTTGCTCTTCAAATAGATGTTTAACGTTATCATCAATTAACACATTTTCAACAATAAATTTACATTTATCTAACATCCAAGAATCTACAGCTAATTTATCAATTGCTTTTAGATTTTCTGAAAAATACGTTTCTGCATCACTATCTTTAAATTGTTCTAAAGCCCATTCTACCTTTTTACCTTTAAACTTATCTTCTTTTTGTAATTTATCAAATGCTTCTTCAAATCTTATTGAAAATGAAGAAGTTATATTTCCTTCTTCATCCATATCTCTAAGAGTGTATTCATATAATAAATCAGCCAATAAAAACAATTGTCCTGTTCCTTTCTTAACAGATAATAAAATGAATTTATCATCAAAATTTTGCTCAAATTCTTGCCAAGATCCTTTACAATCACTTAAACAATAGTCAATTAATGTTCCAAGTACTAAACTATCACTTGTTTTTTCTTTTCTTTTCTCTCCCAATACTTTTTGATGATAAAAAGATATTCTATCCTTTGCAAAAAGTTTAATATCTGATGCACTTAAAGCATCTATTTTCCTGTATGGTGTTTGATTTACTTGCATAAGTATTTAGTTATTTTAGTCATATCCTGTATTATATTTTTGTATTTCTTTATTATAAATTTTTCTAAATCTTCATAATCATTCTTTTTTTCAATAAATTTTCTATCATCATTTTCATCATTCCACATTTGTATTTCTACATGATAATCGTCAAAATTTAAATCTAAGAAAATTCCTTCTATATAACCTGATTTTGTATATGAGAAACAATGATTTGGATTTTTATCACCATTTATTCCCCATAATTTTTCGTTTAAATTATCTACTACATTTAATATTTCATTCATAAATTCTTTTCTTTTAAATTTGACTTAGCTTCATCACAAAACAGTTCTTTTTTAGATGAGATGAAGATTTTTAAGGTTCGTTCATCATCCTGTAAAGATAATTCTACTTTTTCACAATTCCATTTTGTATATGCTCTACCTATCATAGGTTCACTTTGATGATCTATTACTTCTATTCTTGTTACTTTTTCTGTGTTCATATTACTTTTTTTCACATTTTTTAAATCCATATTTTCTAATACAATAACAATTATTATCATTTCTACAATCAGAAGTATAATCAGAATAATCATAATCATTTACAATGGATTTTTCTTTTGGTAAAATCATCTCATCTAAATTATTTCTAAACTTTCTAATTGTATAATTAATTACTCTTCTTATAGTTCTCCAATAAATTTGTGATTTTTTAAAATTTCTTGGAGAATCTTTAATAACTGCTTGTTTATAACTTCTACTCATAAAAACCTCCTGTACACTTTACCTCCAATCCATAGATTATAGGAATTTACTCTAAGAACATTGTATTTTACCTGAGCTTCAATTTCTTTAAGGGTTAAATCAGATTTACTTGTAGCAAATTCCAATATCTCTCTCTTAAAGTTATTCTCTCCAAGTAATTTAACTTGTTCATTTAATTCTTTTGAAGATCCATAGTAACTAAGCCAACCTGAATTTTTAGTACCTTTAAGTACTCTTTTTCCTTTATTTTCAGGGAGTTGTTTAGCTTTCTTACTTAATTTCTTCTTAGTTTTGTGAGTAAATTGTTTTTTTCCCACATAAATTTTATTATGAATTTCTTTAGAAACTTCTGAATTGTTTTTTACAGAAATACAATATGTAAATCCAAAATATTTTTGTTCAAATTCTAATATTTGTTCTTCTGTTAAGGGCTTTCCATTATAATACCATCTTTGTATTTCCATATATAATTTTTAAATTTTAGCATTTTATTTCTTGCACATAATGAAACATAATCAGAGTTCCAACCCAATTTTAATTCAACATCTTTTGCACTTATCCATTCTTTAATAAAATTACCATTTAAATCGTATTGTAGAATAGGTTTTCTTATCTTTTTCATTCTTTTCTCTGTAACTTCTTTCGGTTCTCTTACTCTTTTCCAATATGCGTTTCTTCCTTTAAATTTTTTTGATTGTTCTAATCTTTTTTCAAGAGTCCATCTTTTTTTACCAGATTCAGACATTTTTTTTCTAGTTTCTTCAGAAGCTTTTCTTTCTAAATTTTTTAATCTAGCTATTTCTGATAACTCTTCTTTTGATAATTTAGGTTTTTTCTTTTTTAGTTTATTTAACAATTTTATAGAACGTAATTTTTCCTTTGTGGGGTACTTATCAAATTGATCATTTTCAAATCTCCAAATATATTTTAAATAATTAGTTAATTCTCCTTTGCAACATTTTATAACATAATAATATTTAAATTGACTGTTTTTACCAAACTCAAAAGTGTCACTCCATACTTTTATTAGGTTTCCATTAGAATCATATTGATGAATATTCTTTATTCTTTTTGAGGCAAAATTATTAATATTTTTTAAAGAAATGTTGATTAATTCTTCTTGAGATTTAATTCTTCCAAAAATAACAGGAGGTTTATTACCCCCATCAGTTAAATTTAATCCTTTATTTACAGGATATCTTTTAAAATTACATTTATAGTAATCAATCCAAAATATTTCTTTTTCATCCAATTGAATGCTTTCACATTCTTCTAATATTTCAAAAGAGTGATTTTCAATACCATGTTTTTTTAATGATCTATATAATAATAAATTACCATCTTTTTCATAATTATAATACTTATATTGACTCCATCTATAATCAATTTGATTAGATTGTCCAATATAAATCCTTTTAGAAGGACTTGTTATTTTATATATTCCACATTTCTTCATCAATTAAATATATGGATTTATTTATTTAATAACAAATTATCTATATTAATTAAATGTTGTATAAGTAAACCCAAAGTATCCTTCAGGTTCACTTTCTAAGCATTCATTTTGATATATCCAACAATTTTCTACCATCCTATTATAATTTTAGTTAAACAATCCCTTTCTATTTCAGAAATATCATATCCTATAGATTGTAGATGTACAATAGTATTAGGATATCTGACATAAGCTTCCATAGATGAATCTCCATGTTTTCTTTTTAGACTTATTAGAATAATAATATTCTCTATTTCTTTAATTTCTTCGTTCATGACTAATTTTTATTGAAGTTAATTTTCCTTTAATTGCTTTCCATTTATTATCTATCTTAGTTAAACAAGAAGTGCCTCCATTTTCATTTATTTTTAATCTTGCATGAGGCAATCCATATTTTTTACCATCTATACCTGTAAATGAAAATCTTACTACTGTTTTCTTTTCTGGAGGTTTTTTTGCTTTTGCAGGAAGTTCATTTTTATTTCTAATCTTTTTTATTTTCATACATTAATTCCATATTGTTGTTTTGAATAAAGCCACAGTAGAGCTTGTAACTCACTTGGTAATAAATTTACTTTTTTAGCCCACTTTTTAATTGCATTTTCATACATTGAATACCTATTTGGAGTTATATGTATAACATTTCCTTTATTAAAATATTTAATTAAATGAGTATCAATACATATTTTTTCTTTACATAATGGATTATACAAATGTCTGTGAAAAGCAGTTGTTTTTCTTCCCGACAAAATTACATCTATTTTTTCTATTTTATTATTCTGTAATATTAATTCTGCTTTATTCATTTGTAAACTTGTATGTCCATGTCTACTTCCATTTAAAAAATTTACAAGTATTCTTTTATTTTCAGATACAGATTTTAATGGAGAAAAAGCTGCAAATAATCCTGTAATTTGCTGTAAATCAAGATTATATTTATTAGCCAAATCTCTTGAATAATCATTCTCATTAGGATACCAATTTTTCCCTTTTTCTAATAAATTAGGATTGGAAGAAATAATCTCCCAATCCTTTTTAATTAAGTTTAAACATTTTCTTTCTGTCATATTAAACTTTTACAATTCTTTCACTTAATACTTTAGTAATATCAATTACCTCTTTAGGAGTAAGATTAGTTATTTCTTCACCAACTGATAAAGGTTTAAAAGATTTATTTTGTAAAGCATTTTGTAGCTCTTCTATAGTTTGATTATGATAAATCTCATCAAAATTAACTACAGCTTGAGAATCTATGTCTATGTAATTACCATTTTCATCTTGTTCAGTTATAGCCATAATAAACATTTGTTTAACACCTATTTTTCCATTTGAACCACTATCCATTTTATAGACATGTCTTGGATCTGTTAAAGTGACAACAGGTGTATCTCCAAAACCATTATAATTAAATACTTTTCCGTCAGCAATATGTAAAGCACCTCCACATGAACCATGTTTATTTATATCAATATCTGCTTCTCTAATTTTATAAACTTCTCCAATACGAATGTCATAACTTTTTGTATAATCATCTGTGTATCTATTTTCTTTTAGTTGAGAAAGATTATTATATAATTCTGCAAGATTTCCTTTATGATTGTTATAATCATGTCTTTTTTCTCCTTGAATTATGACTAAACCATTATCGTCAAATACTTCATAATTTTTAGGACTTTTTTTCCAAGATTTTACTTTAAGATATTGTTTACTGATAAAATCAATTAAATCTTTGTTAGAATTATTTACAGATACAATTCTACGATACATAATCATATTACCTGTATTTGTAAGTTTAATGTTGTATTTCTTTACATATTCTAAACAATCTTTTTGACTATTTTCTATTGGATTTAACAACAATTTATATGTAAACATCAATAAAGCATTAAATTCTTCTTTAAGTTTTTCTAAAGGTATATTAAATAGTATAAGATTGTCTAATTGATTTATTTCATAATAATTTATTTCACTATGTAACCTAATAAATTCTGCTACTATTGAACTTGGAATAGCTATTGATTTAATACCTTTTAAATAAACTTTATCATTTTCAATCTCAAAATTACTATTGGAAGATAGGATATTAATTAAAGGTGTAATAATTTTTTCAACTTCTATATCAAAATCAGAACCATTTTCTTCTTCAATTTTTTTAGGTGGACTTAATAAATTTACAAGTACTAATTCATCATTACACTCTTTAATTTGTGCATATACTTCTTTTTCTACTATGCCTGATAATGTATTTCCATTTTTTAAAATAACATCAATGTTTTTTGTATTTGTATTGTACAATATTTTTGATATTATTTTTTCAATTTTTTTATCTATATCAAAATCTGAACCTGTTTTAATTGGCTGTAACACATTTTGTATTGCATTACGTTGCAGTTGATTTACTTTTTCTTCTAATTCTTTTACTTTAGATGGAGTAAAAAATTCTTTAAATTTTTGTATTATATTCATTTTGTTTAATTTATTCGTTCTAAAATTTCTGATTTTTTAATTAATTCTACTTCATTTAGTTGTTTACCTATACTTTCTTCCATTATTATATGACTAAAATTATAATCCATTTCTGATAATATAGTATTTACACTTTCTTTAGAATCATCAATAGTTAATTCTACTACTATTTGTACCTTTGTCATAAAAAAGTTTTTAATTCTTTTTGTGTTCTTGTTTTTAAAGATTCTTCGCATAACTCTAACATAAGCTCTTCATAATTATAAATATCTCCAGAAAGCATATCTAATATTTCATTAATAAGTTTTTGCTTATTTTCTTTTCTTTTTTGAGATATTTTTAAAGTTTTTTCTATTTTAGATTTTATAAAATCTTTTTCTTCTTTAGTTGTTTCTTTCATTTTGTAAATCTTGTTTTAAAATCATTAAATTATATCCTATATGAGTTGTCATTTTTGGATAGGTTTCTTCTATTAATAAAATAGCATCTTTTAAATTTTCTGGTAATTCTTCAAAATCTTCATCTATTTCAAATAATGATTCTTCTAAATGTTTAATTTCTTCATCATAACTATATTCTAATATAGCTTTTAAATTATTTATATTCATTCTGTAAATTTAAATAAAAATAGAGATAAGTATTTAAACTTATCCCTATCTTTTTGTTAATTGTTAAACTGTTTCTAATTCTAAATTTTCAACTACTTCTTTTTCTTTCACTACAAACTCTAATTCTTGATGTAATCCTTTATACAATTTTTGATGATATAGGAATTGAGTGATAATAGAATTTACTTCTTTAACATTTTCTTCATTCCATCTATCTGGTTTTTGAATGTAGTTAAGAAATTTGTATTTATCTAAACTTTCTTTACATCTATTGTAAACATCCATAAATTGATAATCATATAAATTATATTCTTTAGCTATAGCTATCATTGAATCTAATAATTCATTATCTCTAATAGTTTTTCCATTTTTTGAAGTATAGTTTTGTAATATTTTTATATCTTTTTCTAAAGGATTGATTAAATTTTGAATAATATCTAAAGAAGACCTACTATAAATTGATCTGTAAGTTTCAATTAATTCATCAAACATGATTGATGTAACTGTTCTTTTAAATACTTTTGATTTTTGAAATTCTTGTTCTGTCATAAAATTGTGAATGTTTTTAATTTTTAATTGTTCCCTTTTTCCTACTAAAGCTATTTTATACTTTTTACCTATTAAGTTATAATATTGAGTAGCCTTTTCTTTATCTTCAAAATAAATAGTTAAATAAGGATTTTTACTCAATTCTTTGATTCTACGGGTTTCTTTTTCAAATGTAATTCCTGTTCCAATAGATCTCTTTCTACTAAATGCAATAGTTACTTCATCTTCTTGTTTATTTAATACCTTGTAATTAGAATCAGAGCCTTGATAAATTCTCTCTTTTTTCTTTTTTTCTAACCAATCTTTAAATCCTTGTGAATTCTCAACATCTAATTCATAAATAAAGTTTTCTTTTAATTGATTTTCAACATAATTAAGTTCTTTAATTTTATTTTTCCATTCATGTTGAGGTACTGTGTCTAAATTTAAAGTATAAAAATAAGTAGTGGAATTAGTAGGATCATCTTTACCTAATTTTCTATCACAAATTTTTGTAATAAATAAAGTATGTGAATACTTATCTTGTAGATAAGATTTAACTCTTCGTTTTGGTTCTGAATCAACAACTACAATTTTGTAATTATTATTGAGCATTTTTTCAACAATGTTTTTAGAAGGATTTTTACTTATCCAACTCCAACTTGTATTTTCAGATTGTACTAAATAATTAGTCAATAACCATTGTTTGTTATCATAATACCATTTAATGTTTTCAATATTTTTTACCTTAGTAAGTTTAATCTTATTATCTGCATATTTTTCTAAATCATTAATTTTGAATTGAGTACCATTAATGTCTACATAAAAGTTATATTGATTAATAAAATTCCAAGCATCTTTAAGTGTTTCATATTCTTTCCATTCAGAATTATATCTAGCTATAAACCAATTAGCCACTTTTTTAATTTTATCTAAAATAATTGTTTTAGATGCTTGATTTAGAATTAAAGACTCTCTTGAAGGAGTAGGAGTTAATCCGTCTTCTAATCCAAATCTAAGTGCTATAGGAATATTTATAACTGGAATACCTAATTGTTCAAAATTAATTTCATAATAAACATCTTTTAAACATAAATGTAATTTAGAAGAAGCATTTGGAGAATATTGCCAATCATCACTTCTTAAAATATTATTTGTATGTAAAGTTCCATTTAAATATAATAATACAGTATCATAATAGGCTAATCTTCTAATTGCTTTTGTTCTAAATTCTCTCTCTTCAGCATAATCATTAATTTTTAACTCACAAATAAATCCATTTTGTTCTTCAGTAGGTTGCTCATAAATTAAATCATACTTCATAAATTCATCACCCATGTAAGAAATAAATTTACATTCTATACCATCTTTTCTAACAGTAAAAGTGGCACTTTTATCTAAAGCCAAAAAAGATTTCATTCCTAACCCAAAATGTCCAATTGACTGATTATCAGACTCTTTTGTAGATGTTAGATAATTCATACATACATTAATAAAATCATCTTTAGAAATTCCTAGACCAAAGTCTTGAACAGTAAATTTATCATTTGTGATATTTATAATTACTGGATTTTCTAATGGATTTTTACCACTTTGTACTACAGAGTCAATTGCATTAGCAGACCATTCATTTATTACACTTCCTATTGGATCTTGATACAATCCTTTTGTTAAAATGTATTGTAACTTAGCAATCTTATCTTGATTAATAGTAGCTTTTTTACTTGTATCTTCTCCTGTTACTATTACTTCGTTTACTTGTTTGTTGATTATCATAATTGTTCAAAATTTTTGTTAACGTATTTATCATTAAATACTAAAATTTTTTCATCTTTACTTTTAAAAATCCAATCTCCTATTTCTACTTTTAAATTTCCTTTTATTTCATCTACAATGATTAAATGTTGTAAAACTGGATTTCCAATACTATATAAATAATTAATATTTATTAATTTATTTATTACACCATGTATTTCAATCATTATATTTCTAAGAAATAAAGAAATATCTTTTGTATTATCACCATCAAATTGAATAGCTTCAAAATCTTCTAATTCTATTTTTCTTTTAAATTTTTTCATATTAAACATAAATTTCTTCTATAAATATTCTTTCAACTTTAAAATTTTCTATAGTTGTACAATATTCTTCAAATTCTAAATCTTCATAAAATTCTGAACATTGCCAATTTTTATAGGCAATTTTTATTTTATCATGAATATCATCTTCTGCTAAATATAATCCTATTATTTTCCTTTCATTTTCAAATTGATAAATCATATTTTTAATTTTTTTAAAATTTCTATTAAATTATCTATTTCTTCTACAGGAATTTCTATACAACAATTAGCGTATTTATTTCTTGTAGTCCTTGGATAAATTGATATTTGATCTTCGCTATCATACTTATCAATATATACTCCATTAGATTTAAACCATCCATTTCTTCCTGTAAAATTAACAATTCCTTTATATTCAATTTTATAACTATTCATAAATTCCTTCTTTTTTAGGTTCGCCTTTTTTAACTAAAAGTATATCTTTATGATTCAGATTAACACTCATTTTTTTATTGTGTTTACTACTATCTGTTTCAAAAATATACTCTTTGTAGGATTTAATTCTATCTGGAGTATTATTTCCATAACCTTTATATTTATAAGTTTTTTCTTCAATACAAGTAGAACATAAAATAGCTTTGTATAATAAAGAATTTCTATCCCAAATAAAATATCCTTCAGCATCAATTCCTTTTTTCCAGCCTTGTTTAATCCCTAAAACAGGAGTTTTAAGTAATTTTAAATACTTAATTACAGAACCACTAGATATAATGATTTCATCCCCTGCTTCTAATTCTTCTATTGTTACTTTTTTAATCATACATAGAAACTTTAATACTTGTTTTTTCTTTTATTTTAGGAATAGAACTAATTTCAATCCAATTTCCATCCCATTCTGTATCATTTAAATACCAAATTCCCTTTTTTACATATAAATTTGCCCCTAATATTTGTAATCTATCTCTTGTAGTAACTGTTTTCCATCCACAGGTTGTAATCCATATTTCATTATTTCTCCATTCTGCAATCACATTACCAAATAACTTTAATTTATTTCCTGTAGATTCTGTATTAGAAATTTTTTTATTTCTTTGTTGTTTAAAGGCATCTATTACTGGTTGTATATAGCTCATAACTTGAGTTTTAATTCTTCTAATTCATCTTCTAAGTCTTCCTTTTGTTTTTCTAGTACAATATATTTATCTTGCAAATCGGATAATTCGTTAATTAAATCTTCTACTATGTTATAAATTTCATCTAAATTATTTTTATTATTGTCAAATAATCTTTCTATATATTTATCCATGAAATTCTATTTTAGATTGTTTACTATTTGGTTTGTAATTTTCTATTAATCTTAAATAATCTTGTTTTAATAAATCTATTATTAAACGTGTATTATTTTCAATATATTTTTCAGGGTATTCATATATTTTATTATAGAAATCTACTAATAATTGCCCTATTCCTTCACTTTCTAATAATTCTAATTTTTTTTTAGTCCTATAGACTTCATTTGTTAATTGATTCATATTTTTTTATTTTTTCAAACAATTTATCTAATTTTTTAACTAATTTTGGTTTTTCTTCATCTGCAATAGAATCAAAATAACAATCCACTTCATAAAATGCTTCTTTCCAACACTTTAATTGTTTTTTTAAATTATTGCTTTCTTTCTTATAATCTTTCATCTTTTTCTATTTGTTTTATTGCTAATTCTGTTAAATATTCCCAAATTTCTTCTGTAGTTGTATAGTTATCAGGATTTTCTCTAACTTTTTGAACTTCTTTCCATTGATGAGCATCCAAAATATCTATTAATTCTATTAAATCTCCTTTAATTATCTTTACATTTTGAATATCAAATTCACTTGCACATCCTGGATATCCAGGATCTCCATTAGGTAAATTCCAAACCATAGGTTCTTCAGGAGTATAATTTCCTTCTATCTCCAATTCTAAATCATCAGATAATTTAATTGTTGTTGATAATTTCATGTTTTTTTACTATTTTAAACTTTTCTCCAAATTGTTGATATAATTCATCTTCTAATTGTTCTTTAGTAAATTTAACATATCCCTTAAATCCATGTGCAAAAATAGAGTAGACATAGCTGTTATATCCTAGTAAATTAGATTGAATTATTGTATCTATTTCATTATCAATTAATTTATCAATTGCATCTGAAGTTGTTATTTCTTTCATTCTTTAACTTTTAAAATAAATCTTGCTATCTTACTTAATTCTTTTTCTAAACTAATGTAACCAGTACTTCCTTTTTCAAAATTACATTGTAATCCACCTAAATATTCATATTTACCTTTAAATTCTTCTTTTACATAATAATCAGCTATATTGTAAATAAAGGAAAATTCTTTATTTTGTATACTAACTGTTTTATCATCTAATTTGTTAATAGTATAATTAATTAATTCTTTCATAGGTAATAATCTATTTCTGTTATATAATCTCTAGTGTCAGTAGGAGACCAATCATCAATTTCAGTTTCATTTTCTTCATCATCTTTTTCAAATAAACCACTTCTATTCATAGTATACCACATATCTCTTTCATAACAATCATAATCAAAAAATTCTTCATTTTCTTTAAGATTATTATAGTAGTGTATTTGTTCCAAAATAAAATTAATTTGTTTTTCACTAAATAAACATGAAGTTAAATAATGTCTTATTTTAAGTTCTTTGTCTTTTGTCATAATTGTGAATAAAAATTGTGAATTAAATCTTGATGTTCATCAGATAAATCATCATTTATGGTTTTTTCTATAAATTCTATAGCTAAATATTTAGCTCTACCTGTAGTCATTTCATTTTCAAAAGTTTCATCTTTATTTAAATGAAAAAAATCTGATAGATCATTAATAGATAATTGAATATTTATACTTTGAGCAAAATCATAACAATACTTAGCAGCATCTAAATCAGAAATCATTTCATTATCATTAACTTGGATGTCTTCAGATTTCCAAGGTATTTCACATAATAGATAACCAATTCTATTAACAATAGAATATCCAGGAACAATCCAAGTTTCTTCATTATCACAATCAACAATAGTCCATATATTCTTAATATCTTGTTCTCTTATATGAGCTAATTCTACTCCATAAGTTTCAAACATACAACCATCATAAGAACTATCTTGTACAAATGGATTCTTTATTGGTTTATATGTTTTTTCAAAAATTTCAAATGTTATTGTTTTCACTTTGCTAAATAATTTTGTTTAATTCTTGTTTCAATATCTATTAGATTTTTAGGAGGAGTATCTTCTGTCCAAGTAACTTCTAATACACCATTGTCGTTTGATGCAAACAGAGTAAAGGGATATATTTTTTCTCTATATTCTAATTCATCACCTATATCTAATATTATTTCACCCGCCCACCATTCGTCTATGGCAAAAGCTGTTGGTTCAAATTCTATTTTCATAATTCAGCATTAAAATAACATTGTCCTGTTTCAATTATACTTCTTTCTATATCTTTCCCTAATAGATAATCAGCATAATCTACTTTATATTTATTCCATATATCAAGAATATTATGTTCTATCATTATCTGGTCATTATATCCATTAACTTTTTCAAAAAATTCATTTAATTTTTTAATATTATTCTCTTCTATTAGATCTTCTATAATTTTAAGTTCTTCTTGAACTTTTTCTAAATCTTCTTGTTCAAATTTATATTCTAAATAGGCAGGTTCATAACCTGTTACTCCAAATCTATCTGCTGCATTACTACTTTGAACTGCAAACCATAATTTTTTTTCTATATCTCCTGATATGTATCTTCCCATGATTTTATTATTTATAATTCTCCTTTTACTAAATCTTTACCTAATTCTGATTCAAGAGCTATTTGATGTGCAAGTTCTTCATTTTCAGGATTATAAGTCATATTTTTATGAATAATAAAAGTTTTCAAGGCTTTGTCTTTATAAAACACTGTCATTTTTCCATGCATTCTATCTATTGCATAACTTACGTTTTTTAAAAAAGTTTCTTCTTTCATTTTTGTTCTATTAAAATTTTAATTCTAGAATAATGTTTTTCTAAGGCACTTAATTGATATTTTTTTGCAAAATCAATATTGTTATTAATTAAATATAAAGCAATGTCTTTAGCTTTTAAATGATTTTTATCATGACTTAGTTCCGTACACCATCTATTATAAGCATCTAAATATAATTTATCTGCTATATTTTGTTCCTTTTCTTCTTGGTTCATAATCAACATTTTATAAACAAAAAATGGACAGTAATTAATTTTACTGTCCATTTTTTAAATTGTTAATTTTTACACTAAAATGGATTCTCCTAAAGAAAATACTTGTTCTATGGGATAATCTTTTTCTATTTTAAAATCCTTTTTATAAAGATTTCTTTTACCTGTAAGACTAAATACATCGGACATGTAAGCATGTAATTTTACATGTTGTTTATCAAAATCCATTGGATGATTATCCTTCAAAGCTTCTGTACAATGATTATATAAATCATAAGCTGTATCTCCTTTAAAATCCTTTGAAGCTTTAATTTCGTTCTTCAGAATGGATAATTGGGTTTCTTTGATTAATCCTTCATTGATATACATATCTCCTACTATCTGAGCAACTTGAGTATTAGTCAAATGTATTTCCTGCATTTCATACATATTCTTCTTTAATCTCTTAAACTGCTCTTCTATAGAACTTACTGCTGATATAATATTAGTTCTTAAATCCTCTAAAACAGTTCCACTATGTTTTCTACTAAAACGAGTAGCTAAATCAATACCTATAGCTCCATTTTTACAAACAAGAATACTTAATCCTGACTGTAACTCTGCTCTACGCATTTTATTGTAGCTGTTAGTAAAGAACATTGCAGGATTCATCATACTGTCTTCATTTTCAATAATGTATTTACCTGTCATGATTAATCCATTATTAGCTGTTAGATATCTTTCTTCCTTAATTCTGTAACCTTGTTTGTAAAGCTCATCTTTAATTTCATCCAAAAATACTGCATGAGGTACTGGTTTATAAGTAGCTGTTTGCTCTGGTAGAGGAATAGTCCTCAAAAAATCTGTGTTTGATTGCCAATTTTTCATTTGTTTATTAATTTAATTATTTCTTCAAGTGTTTCTAATCTTGCAAAGTAAGGATTAATACATTCATCATTAATAGTATCTCTCTTAGCTTTTGATGCATCTAAAAGAGCATTAATCTCTTTCATTAATTCTATTTTATATTCTTCTACAGCCTGATCTGCTGTAGTCACTATCAAAGCTTTCCATTCAGGGGTTATTCTTCCCTGTAAAGCTTGATTTTCTATGTATGTTTTCCAATTCATGTTATTGTTTTATTGAAAAATACCAAAAGAAAGTCTGTTGGTAGGAATTATAGTTTTATCATTCTCTAAAAATATTAAAAATGGATAAAAACATCCATCTCTATATTCTAATCCCCAAAGTGTATTATTGTACCAAAACTTCCTTCCAACACAATCTTCGGGTAAATCATTTTCTACATATCCATATTTATTATTATACTCAAGATTTTTAAATTCTTGTTTAGTAATAATAGGAATATTATTTCTGTATTTTCTCATAATTAAAAAGGTAAATCATTAATTTCATCCCAAATGGTTTTATTCCAAACAATTCCACTTCCTTTGCCAAATTGATCTTCAATTAACTTATTACATTTAGTAAATGTATTTTTAGTTTCCCAAAGAGCTTTATTTCTAGCAGCAAAACTTGGATGAGATAAAATAAAAACAGGATTATTCAATTCAAATACATATTTCTTTAATTCTTCTGCATCTTTACCTAACAATACAATAGGAACTCCCTTGTAGTAAGGTGTAATTACTTCCTCAAAAAAGAATTTCCAAAAGAAATCCCATTTACCCATAAAAGAACCTATTTTACCTAATTTACAATTTAAAGCCCTATTAAGTAATAAAACTCCTTGTTCTGCAATAAATTTTAAATCTTTTTCATAAGGTAATTCTCGTTGAAATTCATGACTTAATCCATCCCAAAAAGAAGTTAAACTTGGTTGTATTTTATCATTTGGACTATTGGAACATGAGAATGCTAATCCATCTGCTTGAAGAGTTTTAGTATTAAAATATCTACTTGGATAAGGATCTTGTCCTATAATAATTAATTTCAAGTCTTTTTGAGGACAATATTTAAATGCATTAAATATATCATTTGATGTAGGTGTAATTATTTCTTTACATTGTTTAAATTCTTGATATAAATTATACATTTTTTCATCTTCAAAAATAGGTTTTAAATATACATTCCAATCTCCAAGTTTTTCACTGAATTTACTAAAATCTAATTTATTCATTGTATTTCAATTTAAAGTTGTCTAGAATATTTCCCAAATGTTTAATTTCGCCAAATTCATTCAATTGAACTAAGTTTATTAAATCATTTTGATCGTATTCATATTTGTGTGTAAACCCTTTTACAAAATAATACCATTCTTTATTAAACCAAAGAAATTGACTTACTCCGTTTATAATTTGTCTTATATCAAAAACATCTCCATTATTTATTTTGTTATTCATATTATACTATATTTCCTTATAGGTTATTCCAAGTTGACGTAAACTAGTTAGTAAAAATAATTCTCTAGTATCTGTAGACAATATTCCTCTATAACTATAAACACCATTTCCCATATATTGAGCATATTTAGAAAAATTATTGTAATATTTCTCATTAATATCAATATTTTTAGGGACTAAACTTTCTAAATATTTTATTCTATTTTCCATATTAATTTTGTATCTTTAATATTTATACCCATTCCCACATAAAATACTGTATTAGTTTCAATAACAGTATGAGTATAAACGTAAAAAACTTTCATCTTTATTTTTAGTATAAAGATACTAAATAATAAGCTGTTTTTTTATAAAATGTTCATTTAATTTTCCAAGACTTTCTTTTTTAGCCCAATCACTGAAGTCCTTTATTTGTGGTAATAATCTATCTACTGGATTAATATGTTTAAACTTAAATTTTTGAGTAATTAAATAACTCGCAGCTTTTCCAGGAGCATCAGAATCTCCTCCATAATAAATCAATTTAGAATTTTCTTTAAGTTTACTTACAAAATGTTCTGAAAATGCTGCTGTTGATTCATTTTGAACTCCTGTAACATAAGGATAAATTTTCCTACACACCATAAAATCTTTTTTCGATTTACAAATTAAAGTATTTTTATCTTTATTAATGTTTTCTAACCCCCAAGAAGTTGTTAAAGGAATGTTACTTAACCATTTTTTAGCTTTTTCTCTAAAAGGGAAATAAATTTTCCATTTGTCTATTTCAGGATAATAATAACAAAATGTCAATTCTGTAGATTTTAATACAAGAGGCACTTTATTTATCCAAATCTTTTTAGGAACAAATATATGCTCTCTCTTTAGGTCTTCTATATCTTGGTAATAATCATTCCAATAACTTAACTCTTCACTATTAAAATTTCTTGTAGCAACAACAATGTCTGGAGCAGTTTTCTTTTTAGTGATTTTAGAAACAGGTAATTGTTTAATTATAGACTCATATCTAGTATTATCTATTTCTAAAATACCGAAATCTTTAGCAATCTTTTCAAGTGCTTCTCGGTAATCTAAACCAAACAATTCCTTAACAAAAACTATACAATCACCTTTGTGATGACTATTAAAACATTTAAAGATGATATCTCCATCTTGTGATTTAGTACCTATAATCATAGAAGGGTTTCTCTCTTTGACAAAAGCACTCAAACATAAATGATTTAGTTTAAAATCATAAGGATAATAAAATCTAAATATTTGCTCTTGAGATACTTTTTCAAATATTAAATCCTTTAAATCAACTTGCTTTTTTACTTTCACAATTGTTTATATATTTTATGAATATCAAAACTTTCATCTGTTTCTTCGTAAATTATTTCATCTATCTCAAAGCTATCGTCAATATAATTATCATCAGGTTCAGATAAAAATTGCTTCAATGCTTTTAATACAGCTTCTTCTAAAGTGTTAGCAGTTACTTTGTATCTTTTATAAGATTCCCATCTAATAGGAATATTGTACTCTTTTTTCATATTTACAAAATTAAAAAAGTCCTAACAAATCAATGTTAGGACTCTGTTATTAAAATTATGTCAACTGTTAATAATCACTACTTGCAGTATCTTCTACTAATGATTTTTCATTATTCAAAGGATTTTCTTCAGAATTATACTGTTCAATTTCTACTTTCTTAGAAAATTCCTTCACACCGTATTCTCCGAATATATTATTCATGTAATTAGCTAAAGAATACATAGAAGTATCTCCTATTTTTGCTTTAGTGTCAAATTCATCAAAATTACTTTCAGTATCTTTTAATAGTCCTTCCCAATTTTTATTAGCATAATTTCTAAAGAATTTCATAAAACTACTTTGACAAAATGCTTTTGTAGAAATAGTTTGGTATTCTTTTGTTACACTGCCTTCTTCAGTTTCTTCTTCTTTAGTACGAACTCCAAAGTTAACCATAACTGAATTATCTTCAAAATCAGCAATTAGATTATTTAACTCCTTCATGTCTCCATTCCAGAATTTCTTTTCATTATCTAAAAATAAAGAACTTTCTACATCAAATGGAGAAATATTTGTCCAAGCAGCCAAAAATTCTAATAAAGATGCCTCACCCTTTTTAGCAGGTCTATAACTTAAAGTAAATTTCTTTTTACCTGGAGTTTGGGTAAACCAAGAAGGCAAATCTTCTGCACTATTAATATAAGTAGATTTACCATGTTGAGTAACAAATTTAATTTTACCTGTACTCGATACATCATCTAAATCATAAAGAGTAAAGTTCATAGGAAATATTTCCTCTGTCTTATTTTCTTTAACCCAACAAGTTACTGTTAGACGTTTACAATAGATACTATCTATTTCATTACCTTCCTTATCCTTTTGTTTCATTTCATAATCTTCCTTAACATACTCAAATTCAGGCTTTTCTTCATAATCTGCATCTCTTTCAATTCCTAATATTTTGTCAAGCTCATTTCTGTTGGGATTAAAGCATAGTGGAGTTACAAGTCCTGTGCCTACAAATAAAGTTTTTTCGTTGTTTGTTTGTTTGTTTACTTTCATATTGTTTATTTATTTAAAATTTATTTCTGGAAAAATTGTTTGCCAATAAGTTTTAGGTGTTTTACCTTTTTCTAAATCTTCTGCTGAAATAAAATCAGCCAATTTAATTACCTTATTGGATAAATGAGCGTTTCTCACACCCAAATCTGACTCATCTCGTTTAGTAAAATCAATAAAACATCCTTCATTTGTTCTTTGAAATATACCTATTGCAGATGCTTTAACAGTAAAGATTTTACTAAGAACTCCTTCTAAATCAATATCTACTGTAGATATATCTTCTTCTGATTTCTTGAATACTTTCTTTTTTTCAGCAATATGTCCTGCAAATATGATAAAAGGAGATGCATTTTGTTCTACAAAAGATTTAATTTCTTCAAACTTACGTCTAATTAATCTCACTCCTCCATATTCATCTACTCTTTTTACATCTGTTTTTCTACTATCAGGCTTTACATTTTGATTATATTCATGTAATGCTGCTGAATTCGAAACTTCGATAAAAGTAGTAATAGTGTCTAACATAAGGATAGGAAAAGGCATTTTATTAATGTGATTAACTAATGCTTCATAACTTTCCTTTGTTTTTTTATCATCAAATTCTTGAAATAATTTCCAATAAGTAGGCATGTCATTAGCATGTTTTAATTCATCTACTAATTGAAATAATCCCATAGGAATCCAACCATATTTATTAGTTTTCATAAATGCTTCAGTACCTTCATATCTAAGTACATCTACTTGATTATTTACAGGAAAACCAAAATCTTTAGTTCCTCCTTCACAATCTGCAATTAAGATTTTAGGTTGATTAGCTGCTGTTAAAGTCTTTCCTGTCTTTTTTTGACTAATAAAAACTAAGTTTCTTGGAGATTTTAGGGAACATTCTCCTTTGATTAATTCTCCTTTTTCATTTAAAGGTAATCTGTTAAATTTTTTTTCTTCTGACATAATTTATTTTATTTTATGTAGCAAATATAGTCAATTTAATTGATTTAATAAAATTAATTAATTGTTATTTACTTTATCTTTTTATTTTCCTTAATCCAATCATATAATGTTAATTTAGATTGAGAATTTAACCATTCTTTTTTCCAATTTTCAGTAGTTTCATAAGCAAAGCTAGGAACATCCATTTTAGTGTTAGGATTCATTTCATAATAAAGTTTTTCTGCAATTTCTATAGTATCATTTTTATTCATATTTTATTTTTATTTAGTTAAAAAATAGGATTTGTTTAAAACTGTTTCTATTAAATGAGGATAATCTGATTCAATTATAGAATTTCTTCTTGGAAGTTCTTTAAATTGTCCACAAAACCCATTAAATGCTAAAGGAATTCTTAAAGAATCTTGTCCATAAGTAGATTTTAAAATTTGTGCAGATCTAAAATAATTAGAACCATCTATTTTATCTACAAAATCAATAGGCTTATATCCTGTTTTAGAAGATTGTCCATATTTGATTGCATCAAATAAAGAAATAGCTAAATCACATGCGTCTCCTATATCTCCTGATTCTTTTACATCTTCTAATTGCAATTCATATTCATTATCTTTTATTCTACTAATAGAAGATATGCTTCTATTTACCTGACTTACCCAGAAAGGACTGGCTTGCTCTAAATCTCTAAACCCTTGTACAAATTCAACTAATTTATCTATTGCTTGTTTTTTAGTAGGAAGTGCTTGAGTAGTTTTAGTTAAATTTCCATGATCTAAAGCAGGTATAACAATTTCTGATTCATTATTTTTAATATAAATTTTATGTTCTTTCTTTTTTACAGTAATTTTTTCATATTTACCTTTTGATTCAAAATGAGTTTTCATTAAACCATATATTTCATTCGGAGTTTTTGCTCCTTCATATATAGTTACATAATCATTTAGTAAACAATCTATGTACTCTTTTTGTTTTTGAATTAAATCATATTCTTCTTTAGTTAATTTTTCATGCCACCAGCCCAATAACTTTGGAATAGGTATTTCAATACCTTCATTTCTAAAAATAATAAATGAAATCCATTTAGCAATTCTAAGCATTTTATTTCTTTCCATACTAAATAATTGAAAATCAGGTTTTAATTTATTAGTTGTAGGAGATAACATGTGACTATCACAAGCATTAATAATTATAGTATCTAATAAACTTGATTTTCCTGCTCCAGTTGTAGAAAATAAAAGGGTTAATATACTTGGTCTAATATTGGCATATTTTCCTAATCTTGGTAAACCAATTGGTATAGATTCATTTTTTCCCTCTATTCCATCAATAATATGTTTATTTAATTGATCAAATGCTGATTCCATCATATTTTTGCTCTATTTCTTCCAATTCATTTTCATAATCTGTAACTAGTCTCGAAGATTTATCCTTCAAAATATAATATTCTATTGTAGGAGTATATTCAAATCTTGCTTTATTACATTTTTCTATATACAAAAGTAATGTTTTTTCTACTTTTTGTAAATCATTTAATTGATATTCTTTAATAACTTTTTGTAATCTTAACTTTAAATCTTTTTCATTAGGAATAAATGCATATTTGCCTTGAAGCATTTTTTGTTTCTTTCCTGTAAGAGAAATCATTTTTTCTTGTAGATTTTTGTGTAGACTACTATAAAAATCAGTATTTGTTTCTTCTTTTTGTAGTTGGTCTAATAATTCTTTACCTTTAAGTGTTAATTTATTGTTATCTGAAACAAATTCTTGTAATTTTAAAAACTCAAAATGTTTTATAAAAGATATATCTTTTAAAAATATATCTGTAGTATTGTTTTGTATATGTTCTAAAATTAAATAGTCCAATATTGTAATTGGACTATTTAATATTTTTTTAATTAATTCATATTTCATTTTTCTAATAAACTTAAACAGTGTTTATAAATTTTTTCAAGGTCTTTTACTTCTCCTTGTAAGCATCCTATTTTACAAGTAGTTATTGGTTCTTTTTTTAAACTGACATTTCCAAATCTATATTCTTTATTATAAGTATAAATAGCTGCAAGAATTTTTTCTATTTCTGTATGAAATCCAACTTCTTCTTTACAAGTTACTTTTATTTTTGAACTATTGAAAAATTGAAAAGTAACATCACATCCTCCAAAACTAAATTTAGGTTCTTCAATTTTAGTAACCCATTCTCCTTTAGAATAAAGAATAATTCCAGACTTACAATATTCATCTTGTTCTAAATAATAATCATCATCTTCTTGAACTATTGTAACAAATGTTGTATCATCTAAAACACTTAATCTTTTTACTTTAGCACTTTTAACCAAACCTTTTTGTCTAGCCATATCAGCTAAATGATTTTTTATTTCATTTTCTGTAGCCTTTCTTACAATATTTTTAATAAAGTGTATAGAAGCACTAAAACTCATCCATTCCACATATTTAGATGTTAATATATTATGTTTATTATGTTTAAAACTCTCATATTCTTCATTAGAAATAATTTTTCTAATAATAGGTTTTATACTACCATTATCAAATATTACCCAATCTCCTGCTTTATATTTATTAATAGGAGTTAATTCGTATTCTTGATTATCTATAATTATTGTTTTCATAATTGTTGTTTATTTTTCCAATACATATTACATGTTTTGTTTTCAAAATTATAAGGAATTTTTGTAAAGTAAGATTGCCAATATTCATTGACTGATGCTAAATATCTTTCACAAGTTTCTTTTAAAGGACAATTGTCTCCTTTGCATTTTGTTATATCGCTCATAAATATTTTTCTTTTATTATAAATTGATAATAATTAGTTTTAGTTTCTACTCCATTTTTCCAACTAATCCAGTTTTGTTTGAATTCTTTTTGACATTGCTCTATTCTTTCTTTTTGAGACTTAGACTTATCTGTATTATATTCATAATATAACCAGGATTCCCAATAATGAGAACTTTCTGGTGCTATAAACATAACTGCTATTTGCCACTTAAAAAACACAAAAGAAATTAAAGGAGACCATTCAAATCTATAATCAGTATCAGTCCATTTAGTTTTCCAGCCTAATTCAACAAAATCAAATCCTATTAATTTAGGAACTGCTTTTTGTGTGTTTTTATATTGTTTTCTATAATGTTCTATAGTTACTTTACTTTTGTAATCTTCTTTTACCTTATTAAATTGTTTAATAGCTCTTTCTTCTATTTCTTTTTCAGATAATTTAACCCATTTTCTCGGAAAGAAATAAGGAGTACCTATTGCAATTTTTCCAATATACCATTTTAATTTAAATGGTTTAAATGGAGAATTTAATGCTTTTAGGAACATAAATTTCCTAAAAAAATATTTTATTTTATTTTTCATTATATTAATTTTCAAAGTGAGGTATAAAATTTCCTTGAGTACATCCTGGAACAGGTATCATGGCATCTCCTTTAATATCTACATAAGGATGTTGAGTCATAGCTTTATACCATGTTTTTTCAAACTGTTTTTCAATTTTAGAAGGTTCTACAAGTACATGATATCCACCTTTTGTTCTTAAATAATGAATACCTTTAGTTCCAACGTATTTTTCAATGAAAAATTTTAAAGGATCAAGATATATATTCTCTCCTTCAGGAAAATCCACATCAAAATCAATAAAACAAGTTCTTGATTTACATTTCTGAATTGCAGACATAGCTTCAGCATGAATATTATATCCTGTAGCATTGGCTATTTGAATGTCAACTATACGTTTAATAAGATTAAACATAGCTTTTCTCTGACTTCTTGGATTAGGAGTTATATATAAAGCCAAAGCTTCTTGAGGGATATCTTCATTATCTTTAGTTTTATAACTACCAAAAGCACATTCCATTTGTCTTATTTTATCTTTTAATAAAGATTTTTTATGAACAGTAATTCTTTTTAATTGTGCTTTATCTGTTTTAATGTGAGGAAACTTGTTACTACCATCTTCATTTTTAGCATATTTACTCCTTGCAAATAAACAAAGATAGTAACATTCATCCTCATCTAATTCAGGTAGCCATTCTATAAAACTATCTAATAGCCTTTCATCTTTTATTATTTCATAATTCATTTGTATTTTCTTTTAATTTAAGAATTAATTCTATATAATAAATCAAATTCTCTGCTTCATATAAATCAAACATAATTTATCATTTTGCTTTATACCAATTTTCTGCCGAATTTGCATCAGCATTCATTTTGATTAAAGGATTTTTAATTAATTTATTACCTGCCTCTCGCATGAAATAACCTAATTTTTCTTTATATAGTTCTACTAATTCATCTTCTACCTCCATAACAAATTCATCATGAGGTATAATACAAATTTTGGCTTTCCATAAGTGATTATTCTTTTTAATGTAATCAAAAAGCATACAAGCTGCTAATTTTGTTTGATGGGAAGCTGTCGTTTGTGTTGGATTGTTTAAGCAGAGCCTGTAATATTGAGACTTTAATTTAAAAAATCGAGAAATAAAAGACTTATTTTTTATGTAAAAATCATAAGAATTTTTCTTTTGAATTTCATAAATTCTTTTTTGTTCTTTGGCTTTTTCAAGTTTTTGATATTCTTCTTTTCCTTCTCTGTATAATTCCCACTCTCTTTTAGAAATTTGTTCTACTTTTATTTGTAAATTCTTAAATCTTTCAAAATCAGGTAAATGTAATTTAAATCCCATAGTAGATTCTATATATCCTAATTTAATAGCTTCTTGTAATTTCTTGTCTCCATATTCATAAATACCTGAGTGAAGTTGTTTAAATAACCCTTCTATTCTCATACCTTCTTTAACAGAAAGATTTTCGTTAAGAGCTAAAGTGTAACCTGTACCTCCAAATTGAAAACAAAATCTCGGACTTTTAGATGCATTTCTTTTTGCTTTATGATTTTTAATTATTTCTTCATCACTTAATTCTTGTAATTCAGGATAAAGTACTCTTGCAAAAGCACAATGTAAATCAGATCCATTTAAAATACTATCTATCATAGCTTCATCTCCTGTAATATCTGCACCTACTCTTGTTTCTTGTCCTTCATAATCAGAAACAATCATTTTAAATCCAGGTTTAGCCACTATACATTCTCTTGTACGTTGATTTGCAGGTAAATTTAAGGTATTTACATCTCCTTTTCTTGAAGATATCCTTGCTGTATCTAAAATAGGATTATAACCTGTATATATTCTTCCATCAATTACTTTTTCAAAAATATTACTACCAAAAGTAGTAACATCATGTTTAGCTGATTGATAATTAAGCCAAATATCTACAAATTCATGTTTTGTCTTTTTAATTACATTTTCTGAAATAGAGTCTTTTCCTTCATCATCTATGCAATTAATTTTTAAAGCTTGAAAAACAGGAATCATTTGTTTAGGAGAAGTTAAATCTAGTCCTAAAATTGGTTCAGTATTAAATAAATCTAATTGTTGTTGATGAAATTGAGGTAAATTTTTAGTTATGTAATTACTAACAAGTTGCTCTTTTTCTTTTAAAACTTGTTTATCCAATTCAATTTTTTGTAACCATTTTTCTTTAGATAAAGGAACTCCACATTGTTCCATATAAGCCAAAGCTTTAATATATTCACAATGTAAATTATAAGTATCCTGAAATCTTCCTTCAATTATTTTATTTTCTAAATGAGTATGTAATTCAATTAATCTATCTACATCATTAAAACAATATTTAATTG